TCATCCAATGATATACACCGGTACAAGTGATGAGTATTTTACAGGGTACGATACAATTCACGACCTTATATTCATTGACGGCCTCCACCATGCCGACCAGGTGAAGCGTGATTTTGAAAACTCATTACGCTACCTGAGTGATAACGGTTACATTGTAATACACGATGTATTACCAGAGAATGAATCTGGCACTATTGTGCCACGTGAAACAAAACAATGGTGGGGTGATGTTTATAAATTTGTAATGGGGTTGAGTAACTATGATGGGATAAGGTTTATTACATTTGATATTGATAACGGTTGCTGTCTGATTAAAAAAGATAAGAACCACAAGGGTAAAAAAACAGACATTATCCCAACATGGGAAACATACATTACACATGGTAAGCAATTACTTAACGTAACCACCACAGTTGAAATCTGAACCACTATATCTTAATTTTGATACTCATGGAAATGAGAAACAAAAGGACTGTGCCAGGGCATGGCTTGATGATATCATTACGGATATTTATTATGGCGGTGCAAAGGGTGGCGCAAAATCATTCACCGGCGTTAATCTTATATTTGGTGATGCGCTTACTTATCCTGATACCCGGTATTTTATAGCACGTAAAAAACTAAATGACCTCCGCAAATTTACATTACCTACTATCAGTAAAGTATTCCAATCGTGGGGTATAAATCAAGAAAAGTATTGTAAATTTAATGGACAAGATAATTTCTTTGAATGTAAGAACGGCAGTAAAATACTTTTTTTAGAAGCTGCTTATATGCCGAGTGATCCGCTTTATGAAAGGTTTGGATCAATGGAATTTACCAGAGGTTTTATTGAGGAGGCCGGCGAGTTTGACCTCCCGGCAAAAAATAACCTGTCTGCATCCATAGGCAGGTGGAAAAATGATAAATACGGGTTGATGCGTAAACTGCTGCAGACAGGGAACCCATCTAAAAATTATACCTACCGAGATTATTATGTGCCATTCAGAAACGGAACATTAAAGCCAAACCAAAAATTTATACAGGCATTTATACAAGATAATAAAATGATTGATAAAGGCTACTTTGAGCAGCTTGATCAGTCATTGAGTAAAAATGAAAAAGAAAGATTATTGCATGGAAACTGGGAATACGATGATGACCCGGCTACATTAATCCAGTACGAAAAAATACTTGATGTTTTTACAAATACACATATCCCGTCTGGTGATAAATTCATAACTGCAGATATAGCCCGGTTAGGTGGTGATAAAATTGTTATTATTGAATGGGATGGGTGGCGTGGTAAAATAAAACATTACAGTAAACAAACACTTGATATTACCACTACACAGATAAGCGCAGCAATGACACGCAATAGTACAGGTAGAAGCGGTACTTTATTAGATAGCGATGGGATGGGTGGCGGCCCTGTTGATATGCTTGGTGTAAAAGGTTTTGTGAATAACAGCAAGGCTTTACCAATACCTGGCGGCGAGTTTGATATGAAAGGAAACCCAATACCTGAGAACTTTGATAACCTAAAATCGCAATGCTATTTTAAATTAGCAGAAAGAATTAACAAAAATGGTTTATATTTGGAGTGTGAAACAGAGGAAGTTAAGCAGTGGATTATAGAGGAACTTGAACAAGTGAAACAAAAAGCATTAGATTCAGATATGAAAAAAGGTGTAATGCCAAAGGATAAAGTTAAGGAACTTATTGGAAGATCACCCGATTTTTCTGATACTATTATGATGCGTGAATACTTTAATTTAAATCCTAAGAGAGTCTTTATGGATGCTCAATATTAAATTTTACTAAATGTTTGGAATCAACACATTAAAACAGCAAAATCAGGTATTGATTAATTCTGTTAAAGCACTTCAAAGAAATAATATTTTATCCAGTGTGTCTGATATCAGGACAATGATTTTTCCAAACTGGTTAGCAGTAAAAGAAATTGATGCGTATATTTTATTTGATGATCTTTACTCTGTTGTTTCACGTTTAGCAACATCCTCAGCGCAGATACCACTTGTTGCATACAACGAAAATACAAATGAAGATTTACCGACTAATGATAAACTTTCTTTGTATTTAAAGTCAATGACATTTGAGGAAAAAGAAACTATGTATTTATGGATTTATTTAGGCGAGTGTTTTATGTATAAAGATACTTTGCAGTTTGGCCCAAATAAAGGTAAATTAACAACACCATTTTTGCACCCGGCATTTATGAGTATTGAGCAAACGGTAAATTTTCCATACACAATTACAGGGTATCGTTATTTAGATACCCAATCATCTTTTGAATTATTGCCAGAGAATGTTATTTACATAAAGTATGGCTATAATCCTACAACAAACTACAATGAACGTAACAGGGGATTAAGTCCTATTAAAGCACTGGCGCAAAGGTTAACCAGGTTAAATGCTAATATGGCAGCATCAGTATCACAGATGCAAAACGGCGGTGTACCATCTATTGTTTATGATAAAACACCCGGCATTAATTCATCACGTGGAAGCGGCGGATCATTAAATGAGGATGTAAATGTTATTGGACAGCGTAAAGATTCATTTAGCAGGTTTATTAGAAATTCAGATAATAAAGGTGCGCCATATTTTGCAGCCGGTGAAATGGGTGTACTGCCATTAGGTTTATCGTTAGTAGAACTTGATGCACTTATGCAGGCTGATGTTGATTTTGATAAAATATGCAATGCTTATTCAGTATCATCTACTTTGTTTAATAATAAGAAGGCCAGTACTGAAAGCAATGTAAAGGAGATGCGGAAGGATATGTACACCAACGCTATCATTCCAAACGTATTGCGTGCCTGCGATGCTATTAAGAAAGGCACTATTGATATTTTTGGAGAGGGTAAAGGTGTGCGGCCTGATTTAAGCAGGGTACCCGAATTGCAAGAGGATATGAAAGTCAAAGCTGATGGATGGGCTGCTCTTCCTGGTATTGTAATTAATGAAATGAGGGTATCAATGGGGCAAGATGAAAGCACTGATCCGATGGCTGATAAACTTTTAATTAAATCTGGCTACCAACTTGCTGATGATCTAAATATTGATGTACAACCAATAGATAATACAGCTAATGACTACGGAAAAACAAATCCAAATAATAGTGGAAAGAAACCTGCCGCTTAACCCCACTTGTGAGGTAAAGCGTAAAGCGGAGATGCTGCAGCGTATTCAGTTACGATTACAGTTAGAGGAACTATTTAGAAAAGTACAGCAATATGAACCGAGAACAGAATATAAATGACACAAAAAGAACAACAAGAATTTTGGCTGAAATTCCACAGGTTTCAGATGCGGTATGAGTTAATGTACACACCTAAAATAAATACAGTTTTAAAAAAACAAATTCAGCAATACATTTCCAGTAAAGATTTAATTTATGTAAGGTCATCAGAACTATATGCTTTACTTATGGATCTGTACAAAACTACCGGGGCAGCATGGGCCTACCAAACAAGGGGATTACTAAATAAAAAAGGTGGCGGTCAAATGGGGTTTTCTGAAAGGGTAATATCAATAATGAGGCAGATATTTGAGTTTGAATTATTAGAAACTGCCGAGAATATAACACAGACTACAATAAGATTAATACAGGAAGTATTAACCGATGCTGCTTTGGAGGGATGGAGTTTTGATGAGATAGTTAAAAAATTAGTTTCGCCAGAGATGACAGCCCAACGTGCCAGGCTTATTGCACGTACCGAAACGGTTAATGCTGCTAATGCAGGTAGTATGGCTAATCTTAGGGCTGCCGGTGCTACTAAAAAGATATGGATTGCAGCAAGGGATAACAGAACAAGGGAACACCACAGAGATATAAACCAAACAGTTATTGGCATTGACGAATTATTTAAGGTAGGGGATTCTTATATGATGCATCCGGGATCTAAAGAGGGAAGTGCTGAGGAGGTTTGTAATTGCCGTTGTGCGGTTGCAGGGGTGGTGTAATTTTTTTTGTTAAAAAAATATTTGCAACATTGTTGCATTTATTATATCTTTACATACAAGATGGCAGATTACATACAAAAACAAGCGCATTACTTAGCAGCATCAATAAAAGATATGGATATCAAAGAGGGTATTGTTATCGGGTATGCTGCCAGTTTTGGAACGCTTGATGCAGACAGAGATATTATTATGCAAGGCGCATTTTCAAAAACGATAAAAGAACAAGGCCCTAAATCTACACAACCACGAATTAAACATTTACTAAATCACAATACATCTCAGCCTATTGGTAACCCATTATCATTAATGGAAGATGCAAATGGACTGTTGTATGAAAGTAAGGTAGGAACAAACGCTATTGCGGTTGATTTTTTAAAGATGGTTGATAGTGGATTAATTACCGAGCATTCTATCGGATATTCAACAGTAAGAAAAACAGTTGTAAACCCTGATGCAGACTGGAGAGAGCAGACAACACAACTACATGAATTAAAATTATTTGAGTTCTCATCACTTACAGCCTGGGGCGCAAATCAATACACTCCATTAATAGGAGTTAAGAGTTTAAAAACTGTTGAGGATAGAATCGCAAACCTGATCAAAGCTATTGCCGGCGGTACTTTTACAGATACCACGTTTATATTCTTACAAGATGAATTATTATTTTTACAAAAAGCATTCAAAGATATTACCACTCACGCCGCTACCGCACCTGAGCCGGATATTGAAGCGCAAATAAAAGCAGCATTTCAATTATTCAATTTAAAAAAATAAAAAAATGGAAATCAAAGACATAAAGGAGTTACTGGTTACTGAACTGGAAACTACCAAATCCGCAATCTTAAAGGTTGCCGATGACAACGCAAAGTCAGAATACAAAAAAATGAATGATTTAGTGGATGAGAAATTCGCTAAATTAAACAATCTGCCTGCCGATGTAAAGCCAGAGATGGTTACAAAAGCATTAGCCGATATTAAAACAATGGTTGCCGATTGGGCAGACATGGAGAAACTGGTTAAGGAAGGCCGTTTTGCCGCACCGGGTACACAGGGGAAAAACTTTACTGAGGCATTAGGTATAGCCGCAAAAGAAAACGCTGATAAATTAGCCGGACTTAAAAAAGGCGAAGGTGTTACACTGGAATTAAAGGACATGACATTTGGTAATGCATTTACCTCAGCCGGGGCAAGTACTACCTTTGTTAAACCTGGTATAATTGAATTACCTAAACGCAAACTGCATATCAGGGAGCTATTGCAGGGTGGCGGAATGGGGCCGAACAGTACATTTGATTATGTAAAAGAAATTACTGGTACAGGTTCAATTGCTAATACTGCCGAGGGTACTTTAAAATCTCAGTTTGGGTTAGCTTTACAAGAAACATCTGTACGTGCTGAGTGGATTGCCGGTTTCATGGTAATGAGTTACAACCTGTTAAATGATGTTGAAGGTATGACTACTTTCTTATCAAACAGATTACCAGAAAAATTATTACGTGTTGAAGATTCTCAGATACTTAACGGTTCCGGTGTACAACCTAACCTTTTAGGTATTCAATCAGTGGGTAACTATACTGCTGCTGCTGCATCTGCAGTAAACCGGGCCGAAACATTAATTAACGCTATCGCACAGCTTGAAGTTTTGGATCGTGAAGCAAACGGTATCTTACTTAATCCACAGGATTGGTACAACTTGTTACTTTACAAGGCATCAACATCAGGCCAATACAGTTTACCTGTTAACCTGGTGCAATTTATTAACGGACAGATTTACATAGCTGGTGTACCTGTGTTTAAATCAACAGCACAAACATTCTCTGACTTCTTAGTAGGTGATTGGACTATGGGTGCTAATTTGATTACAAGGGAGCCTGCACGTGTTGAGTTCTTTAGAGAAGATTCAACCAACGTAAGGACTAACCAGGTAACCGTAAGAATTGAGGAGAGAGTAGCATTGCCTGTGTATGGTAACGATTACTTTGTGTATGGTAATTTTGATGTAGTTTCTTAATTGATCTTGATATTTTAAATAAAAGCCCTGCCCGATTATGGTCGGGGCTTTTTAAATTTTAGCAAATGGATTACAGGTCAAATGAAGATTATTACTGGAAAAGTAGGGGGTATTCTGCTGATATTGGCCGGGGCCTATACAATGGTACTACAAATACAGTATTTAGCGTAGAGGGTGCAGAGCCTGTTACATTAAACGATGTTAAGTTGTGGGGTAAGATTGACACAACGGCTGACAATAGTTTAATAACTGCATTGATCACCACTGCCCGGATTATGTGTGAGCAGTACACTAATACTTCATTAATTACCCGTACAATCGTTTCAGATATCAATAATGCAAACGGTGGTTTTATTTTACCTTATGGGCCTGTTACAAGCACACCTACTGCCGTTGATTGGCAAGGTATAGCATTAACCTTAGTGTGGAATTTCAGCCAAATACAAAGCCCATACGGGCGAATGGCGGTTACTTATAATGCCGGGTTTGCTGTAGTACCAGAAGTGTATAAAACGGCCATTATGCAACAGGTATTATACCTGTATGAGAATAGAGGCGATGGCAAACAAGATATGGCTCCATTAGCATGTACATTACTTAACCCATTAATCAGACAAAAATAATGGTAGGTAAAATGAACAGGCGGCCCACGTTTTACAATGAATCGTTTACGGTTGATGCCGGCGGCGGCCCAACGGGAACGATAACAGAACAATGGCAGGCATGGGCTGAGATTGAAAACAGAACGGGTAATACTTACGCAGCACAGGCAACAGAATTAACACAGTACGATTACCGGGTAAAGGTCAGGTTTGATGGGCGGTTTACTTCTAATACAACTATGATTTACGAGGGGCAGGTTTGTAAATGCCAGTCAATGACTATTGAAACGGAAGGGTATAAAAATTATTTAGTTTTACGCTTTTCAAAAACTGATACATGGCTGGATCTGTCATAAGGATTGAGGGCTTAGAAAAAACATTGGCACGCTTCGATGTAAAGAAGTATGAGCCGCAGATTCAACAATGTTTTGATAAGTTTGGGTTAAGGGTAGAACTTGCGGCAAAACAAGCTGTCCCTGTTGATGAGGGTAAATTAAAAGGTTCTATATTTCAGCAGCCGGGTAGGTTATCAAATACATTCGGGGCATCGGCTAACTACGCATCATTCCAAGAGTTTGGCACACGAAAATTTGCAGCAGCATACATAACAACATTACCTGTAGATTGGCAATCATTTGCCAGGCAATATAAGGGGGGTGGCAACGGTACTTTTAATGATTTTTTATTAAGTTTGGTAGGGTGGTGTAAAAGACATGGAATAAGTGAAAAGGCAGCATACCCTATTGCAATTAAAATATTGCGCAATGGGATGAAACCACAGCCGTTTTTATACCCGGCTTTTAATAAAAATAAGGAGTTGCTTTTAAAAGATTTACAAGCTATCAAATTATGATTGACATAAACTACAGCCTACGCATTGCATACTACGCCGCATTAAACGGGATTGCCGGGGTGCCTGTATTTTATAACAT